AAATAGTTTTATTTACATTTTCTTTGAGAAGTTTTTGATATAACTCTTCTTCAGGTTTAGATTTTTTGAATGAGTCATTTAACTTCATTGTAAGATATGCTTTTGAAGTTCTAATTCTAAGTTGTTCTTTTGTTAGTGTTTTATTATACTCTTTCATTCTTTGTTTAGTATAATCACTAACTCTATGATTTTTATTTTTCTTAGAAATCTTTTGTTTAACTTCATTAGTTCTAGGCACACCTCTCATCTTTTCACCTTGAGTTCTCATCTTGGTGTTCTTTTTAAGATGTCTGTATGCTTCACATCTTTTTAAATTAAACTTTTTAGCACATTCATTTATGTCATGACCTTTATTATAATAATTTATAAGGTCTTTAACAATTTGTTTTGAAATAGGTTTTATTTGTGACTCACTGTTTGTTCTAACATGTATGTGATATTTTTTGAACATCTTTACTAGAAGTTTTCTATTGATGTTGAATTGTTTACCACATTCATATAGATTCATATGATTCACTTCATAATCATATTTCATTTTATCAAGCATTTGTCTTGATATGAATGTACTTTTTGACACTGAAATATTTTCATCAGTATACTTATTCATAATAATTCTCCATAAAGTATTAACCAATTGTTTAAGCATTTTCTAGATGAGTTATGGCTCATTATCTTAAACAATATTTTATTTACTGTTATCTATCAGTAATATCAAATTCACTATATCACTATAGTGACCAGACTATATTATCAACCTATATTGTTTTAACCTTTATAGGTTGCTCTGTCTTTCGGACCTAAATCCTACTCTACTCACTTATTTACACAAGTATTTCTCTTGTGCTATGTTTTCGATAGTCGTTGAGCCTTAATTAATTGATTTATGTAATTGATAGTAAACGGAGGGAAATCTATATATCAATTAATTCTTGGTTGCTGATTGTCTCATTTGAGATTTTCCAGCAGTTAACAGAGTTTTTATCAGATGTATTACTACATCAGGGATTCTATCAATTAAAATCCAGTAAATGAAGCCATTGGTTTGGTAATGACAAGGTCAGAAGCGATAAGATTTGGTCATTTATCTTACGAGCAGTTCGTTTCCAACTGCTCTCTTCATATCACTATGAAGATGAGGTTATATCACAATCCTAACTTCTATTACCGTTATTAGGACTCACATCTTTTCAATTTAATGGGCTTACTCTATGCTAATCTCACATAGATGCCAACCACTTGGCTCTACTTTACTCACTTCTTAGACTAAGTATTTCTCTTAGTTTATGCTTTCAATAACCGTTACGCATTTACAATCATTAATTGATTGATTTAGTTCGGTGGTTGTCTTATACTGTATCGCTTTCAATATAAGGTTTTCCCCGAGTTAGATGTGTTTTCTTAATTTATTATTTTCTACACATTCTGTTTTTATTTCGAATATATAATGTATGCTCTTTTGTTTCTACAATATTAGCAAGTTTTAAGCATCTCTCTAATGTTTCTTGTTTGATGTGAAAGTATTTTTTACAATAATTTTTACCATGTTCTTGCCAAATGTCTTTAAGACCTTTATTGACAACATTTTCAATTAACTTCTCATTAGAGTTGTATCTTGGATTATCTTCTCCAAATCTACCACAGAAACCTATTACATCACCTTTGGCTCTTCTCTCATCAAGTTTTTTACAATATCTTGCAACTCTTTCATCAGTCTCTTTTGTATGACCTTTATTCCAAGATTTGATTTTGACATTTCTGCCAATTAACCAACCTTGAGATAAGTAATCATCAAGTTCTGATTTTTCAACCACTCTTCTTTCTGAATCTTTATAGATACAGATTCTTCCAAGTGTTGTTGCGGAATGTTCTCTCTTCTTTGCTTTATCACTCATTTTCTTTTTAGATTCTTGAGTGTGACAGCAATCTGTAAAAAATCTCTTTTGACCACCTTTAGTTAGATTGTATCCAATCTTTAGGTCTGGTAATTTGTATTGTTTAATCCAATACTTTTCTTGCTCATCTAAATGTTCTTTAGAATCACATTCTTCTAGTAGTTTTACATTGAACTTATTTTTTCCATATTGTTTGATTGCTCTTCTAAGAAGTTTACCACTTCCAAGATACTTCTTATCAACAAATATTTTAGATTTATGTTGTCCAATATATATTTTATTATTTACTAGACATGTTGTAATGTAAATGTATCCATACATACATCAATCTCCTCAATAGATTTGTGCATAATATTTTATCAAGTAGTAATCTAGAGATTGAGGCTCTAGAAACGGTTTGCAACCCGCTGTCCTACTGTTTATATTATACAGTTTGTTTTGTTTGTTTTTGGTAGAAATTATAATGAATTAATTTCCCTGTATATTACTATACAGAGTCTCTAGTAATTAAAGACACATGTGGTAACATCTAATGTGAATTTCTTGAATTCACCCATGTCACTTCTTTGAGTGGCAGCACTTGGTGCAAAGGCTTCACCTAAGAAAGCAGAGGTGTTGGCTAAGCATCTAGCAATGGTGTTTTTAAGATTTTCACTAATAGCGGCACCATGATTCTTCTCATAAATCTTTTCAGAGACATTGATACGTCTCTTGTAAGTTTCGACTAAATTCATAGTAATTTTTCTCCGTATTATTTTATTATTAATTTGTAATTTGTTCATAGAACTATTTAGAACTAATTCTACTTGCCATTGAGAGTAATGATTCATCAATCATGTCATCACTATTCACCATAGAAGCAGAAACTGATTCTTTAAATTCTACCTTAACTTTTTTGTCAAGATTAAGATTCATTTTACCTATGCTTAACTCATAGGACTGAATACTCTCACAAATCTTATTGACATCATCTACAGAACAATTTTTAGCAAGTTTATTCTTAATTTCTATAGGTCTACAACCGACCAATTTTGCTTTTAAATTAATGTACTCATTTAAGAATTCATTTGCCTTTGTCTTGTAGGCTTCACTAAGTTGTTGAGTATCTGTTACTTTTTTATTTAAGTCTTCAATGAGTTTTGAAGACTCAGATGATTTCTTTTCAAAATCTTCTTTCAAGGATTTAAGTTCAGTTTCATAACCTTGTTTTTGTTTTTCAATACTCTCTGTAAGTTCTTTAATTGTTTTAGTCTTAGCAGAACTAAGGCCTTTCAATTTAACACTTTCAGTAAGTGATTGAGATTTACTAGTTTCTAACTCTTTTTCAAGAGATTCAATTCTAGCATTTTTAGATTCCAATTCTTCTTTCAAAGTAGAAAGTTCTTCAGAATTCTTTTTTGAGTCTTGAGCCATAGCAGTCAATCTTACAATTGAACTTCTATTTCTGCTTAGAGTTTCTGTCAATTTGTTAACTTTAGAATCACTAACTGCTAATTTTTCTTGAAGTTCTCTATTAGCACTCTCTAACTCTACCTTTTCTTGTAGAATCTTTGTCATACTGTTCACTAACTCTTCTGTTCCTGCATTACTGGCCTCAGTTGATTGAACTGACAAATCTTCAGTTAATTTATCTGCACAGTTTTCACTGTTACATTCTTTTTGTTCTTTATTATCTAAAGTAATACCTAAATCTGTTAATGCTTCAGTCATAATCTTCTTTTCATCAGCAGAATATTCAGTACCATCTAGTTTTTTACCTTTTTCAAGGTCTTCACATAAAGCATGTTTTAAGTTAATCATATTCTTATCAACACCTTCAGTCATTGTTAATCTTGCATCTTTAACTGCTGGTAACAACACCAAGTCAAATGTTGTAAAGTCATATGTATCTGGATCCACAATTTCATTACCATCATCATCTGTGATAATATCACCAGAACCTCTTGAAGAGATTCCTAACTTAAATCCATATTTTGCTAATTGATAAGCAATTCTTCCAAGAGGTGTATCAATCAAATCACAATAAGCAATAAGATGACCATCTTCATCTCTTTTAGGTGCTTCAGGCATCATAGCGGCAATTCTACTGCTATCTGTTTCTTCTCTATCAACTGGATGGTCTAATTCCATTGGAATTCCACCATTAGCAAACATTTCTTTTGTTATATCATTACTAAAGACATTTTCCCATAAAGACTCATTATAACCTCTACCATTTCTAGTAGGAACTGAAATAGAAGCACATGGTCCATATAATCTACCAAGAATACCTCTCTTTTGTTTTTCTTCTGGTGTTAAATCTTCAAAGGATAACATCTCTCTAATTTTGTCTTTTTTCATTTATTATTCTCACTTTTTCAAATAAAAATACTAACTATTCATTCAATTTAGCATTAATAAATTATATTTATTCATTTTTTATGTTGTTAATCTTTTTTTCAGTATTACTTAACATTTCTTTTAAATCTTGTGCAACATACCAGGTAGAATAAACATCTTTTGTAGAAATACTCTTCTCATTTAATGTGTACTTCTTAAATATATATTGTTTTTCTGAATATAATTTTCTTAATTTGTTAACAAATACTCTATCTTCAAAACACTCACCTTTTTCTGGGCTTACATCTTCATAATCTACTTTTTCAAATAAGTCTTTATGTATTGCAAATAATTTTAGAAGCGTCTTATTAAATTCATAGAATCTATCAGGGTTTTCATCAATTTGTTTTAAGTATAGTTTTCCTGAATTAGAATCTCCAAATAATTCACAGTCATCATCTAGCATAATTAGATAGTCATATTTACTATTTAAAAATACATTTCTTAAGTATTTTCTAGCACCTGTAATGCCTAATTTTTCTTCAACATGCACTAATGTTGTATTAGGTGCTGTTTTTAGAATAAGTGCTTCTTCATCTAATGAGTAGTTTTGAGCAATAAGAATAAATGGAACATCAACAAAAATTTCTCTGCATTTTTTCATTAAATTGGTCAACTTGGTCAATCTAACATCTCTAAATGCATTATCAGGAAGCCATGATATAATTCCAATTATCTTATTCATCTTCTCTTTGTTGTTTCAATATCTTCATCATAGTTTCTTATTTCAAAACAACTATGACAATCATTACATCTAAACTGTTGTTGTGTAGCATATTTTACAGGTTTCATAAACACTGTAACAAGATTTCTTTCTTCATCTAACACCTCATTAGGTTGAGAAAACATAGAAGAACTATCAATGATACTAAATCTATTTATCTCTTCCACATTTTTACTTTTGCAGAAAGGACATTGATGTACTTCTTGAACAGTTTTCATTAAAGTTCTCTTCTTCCTTCTACATACTCAAGTGCAAGAAGGTCTGCTTTAACAAGTTTTAGCATCTTCTTTGCAGAAATGATGTCATATGTTTTATAATAATTATTTAATACTCTTGTAATTTCTTCTGCTCTTGTGTGTTTAAAGAACATTAATACATCTTTATTATCTACATGTTTACTATATAGAATGATTTGTAATGCTAGAGCATGTAGTGTTGTAAGAACATCTTGTGAGTCCTCAACTTCTCTAACAATATTTTTATAGAGATTTGACCTCTTATCATTATAGTTCTTTCTAACTCTTTCATAGAACTGAGCAACATCAAGTGGTCTATGTTCTGTAATGAACTTAAGAGCATCTAGTGAGATAGATGTTTTTCCAATAAGTGAAGGAATTAATTCTTTAGCACCTTTCACATTGTTAGCATCTAACTCACTAAGCAATAAAATTAAATCTGTATTTTGTAACATTTTATTTATTATCCTTTCAGGTCATTAACTCAATTATAATTCTGTATTTTGAGTCATATCAGTTTGAAGTTCATTTGGACTTGGCAAATAACTTGATTCTTCTTCAGTAGATGTTTCTTCAACTTCTGCTGTTTCTTCTTCATCAGGAAGTTCAAATGTAGATTCTTCTCTACTTATAGAACTTGGTCTAGGAAGTTCATTCTTGATAGTGATGTCTGTTTCATCTTCTTTTTTCTCATCATCATCTTTCTTTGGTGTTTCTTCTTTCTCTGCTTCAAGTTTATCAATTTGTTCTTGAAGTAATGTAATAACTTCAGGGTCAGAAACAGTTGTAGATAATAAAGACTTAACAATTTTGAGTTTAAGAACTTCATCTGTAACAACTTTATCAGTTTGACTAATAATGTCATTAACAACACCCATTCTATTTCTCATGTCTTCTCTTCTATCAAGTTCTTCTTGAGTAACAGGTGCCTGCATTCTGATTGTAAATTTATTCACATAAGCAGTTAAGCCTTTATCAATTAAGAATAGATTGATTAAATCTGTAATCATTTGACAGATTGTGTTTTGAATTCTCTTAATCATTTTACCATATCTACTAGAGATAATAGCAAGAGAACTACCACCATTGAATCCAGCACTATCATCTGTGTTGGAGAAGAATTGTTTTGGAACTCTTAATCCACCATAGAATTTATTTAAGAAATAATCAACATCTGTTAGTTGTTTTGGGTCAAAGTCTGCATTTCCTAAATTAGAAATTGTAAGAGCACCTTTACCATCAGCAACAGGTACAAAGATTGTATTATCTGCTGGACCTGAACTATTATATTCAGTAATATTATTATTTGTGTTGATAGCAGTCTTTTGTTCAATCTTAGATTTTAATCTTGAGATATAATTTCTAACTTGTTCTTTTGGCATGTTACCAACTTCAACATTAACAATTCTAACTAAAGCACTTTTAACAACTCTGTTTAATAAGACTGAGTTTTCAAGAAGAGAGAGTTCTCTCCAAATCTTGAAATCATTATATAACAAAGATTGTCCTTTTTTAACAGTGTAAGATGTTGTAGTAGTCTTTGGACCATTTTCATCTTCACCTTCTGTTCTAATGATATTAACTTCTTCTGGAAATCTACTTAAGTTTGTACTTGCTAAACAGCCATGAACAAAGTCAGTAGCATTATAAACAGTAATATCATCATTTCTAAATTCATAATTTAAATAATCAAAACCAACTGTTTCTGTTTTAATTGATGTTTGAACATTTGTTGGAGCATTAATAAAGCCCATTGTTTTACCAAACTTAGTTAATTCAAAATATTCAGCAGAGTTTGGCATCATTTCAACAAAGTGAACATAATTATCATTATCTTTATCTAATTTAACATAGATGTCTTCATTTAATGTTTTATTTTCTTTAACATCACCAAAAACAGGATCCTTGTCATATTCAGATTGTCTATACATTCTAATATAAATATCACCATATTTACATAAGTTGTATGTCCACTCATAAACATGTTTATCAATACTTAAACTATCAAGTAAATAACTAACATATTTATTAACATCATCATCACTTGATTCACACCACACAACTTGACCTTTATCATTAGTTGCTGTAGCATCTTCTGCATATGTCTCAAGAACAGATGAAACTCTGTCATCTTCAGACATTACATCAATAAGACCATAGACTTGTTCTCTTGTTCTTGTTGCAGTAGTGAATGATTCAAGTACACTACTATTTAATGAACCTGCTTCAACAGCGTCTAAAATACCTAAAGTTAAACTATCTTCAGTATCAATACCAATTTCTTTAGGTTCTTTTGGAACTGCTTTTACTTTCTTTCCTGTAAGTTCACTCATAAATTCTCCTTATCCTTTCTGTAAAATTATAATTTTTATAGTCAACAAATTTAGCACTATAAGATGATTATATCATCTAAAGAATACATATCTTTTATGAATTCATCATCATAATCATTAACTGAATTTGTACTATTTATTCTTGAGGCATTTTTAAGTTGTTCTTCAAAATCAACTATTACTTGTTGCTTTTCATCAACATCATTGTTTGCATCTAGCATGATTTCCATACTTTCACCATAATCATATGCAAACTCTTCAGCATATTTACTTGCTGTAAATGTTGCACCACACACAGCATCAAGAGCGTCTTTATGTCCATTAGGTGTATGGTCAACTTTTCCTGTATTAATGTTTCTTTCAACATCAACAAATTCATCATATAGTCTATCAGATTTGTACATGACAATTCTTTTTTCATAGACCGTGTTTTTTAAGTATTGGTATGGTTTACATACATGGTCAGTGTCAACTCTATCAACAGATAATATAGAACATTTAAAACCTTCTGCAACTAGTTGTTGCTGTAAGTCATAAGATTGAAATGTATCTGATGTGATTTCTTTTATATTAAAACCAACATCTCTTAACCATCTGATAAAGTTTCTATTCTTTTCAAATGAGATTTGTCTTCCTTTAGGTGCTTTAATTGATGTACTAAATGCTAATCTAAACATTAAATCTTTTGATTGTTGAGATGCATCTGTACTAGGTTTTTTACCTGCAATCCAAACACCGGCAATACCGGTGCAGTCACCACTAATAGACATATCTAGATGAATAAATAATGGTTGTCTAAGCATATTTTGAGGTATCTTAGACATATCAAAGAATTGTTTGTATTGTCTTATATCATCTTTTGCATTGCCAATTTCAAGAACATCAGGAAATGGATTGTGACAATTAACATCAATACAATCATACACAACTTCACCTGACATATATTTACTTGAAGATGTTGTAGATATTCCAGCGAAGTCACATAGACCTCTATCAATATCATTTAAGAATTCAGTTCTAAAATCAATTGGAACATCAATTACTTTATAACCTTTTTCTCTATATGCTTCTATATCAGCATCATCAGGAATAATTGTGTTTGCTAAGAACTTATTGCCTAAACCAACTTTAAATGTCTCTTTACTATATGTTCCTTGTGGTTTAACTTCCCACACAGGTTTATCAACAACATAAACATTTTGACCATCAATAGCACTTAAATCTCTGATGTATGTTTCCATAAATGATTGTTCACTTCTCTTTGAAGATGCAACAACTAACAATGTAGGATTCTTTCCATCATGAATAAATCTTGTCTTCATACCACCAATAGCAGTATTAATCATATCAAGAGCTTTTTCTTTTTGTTTGTCAATGTCCTGATTACGAATAAAATTGATTTCGTCGAAGAAGGCAAAATACACAGGCATACCAACAATGTCAGAACTTTGAGAACCAATAATAATTTCAATTGGCTTTGGAGGTATCCAAAATGGATTATTTTCAAACTGAGTCATCTCACCTTTAGACATGAACCAATCTGACATTTGAATAGTCTTTTGAAATTTATCTATAGCAATTTTCTTTGATGCTTCTTTTGTAATGTTCATGAAAGCAAATACAATTTTCTCAGTTTGTTGTAAATGATAGAAATCTTGAGGATTTTTAAGACACATAACTCTATACATCTGATAAGCACCAATAGCACCACAACCAACCTGAGATTTACCAATACCTCTAGCACCTGATTCAAGTAATGCTCTGTAATCTGTATCTAAGTTATTAGGAAAAATCTTCTTTAATTGTTCAAGCCAAAAAGGATAAAGCAAAATATTTCCTCTAATATCTTTCCATGCTTTACCTAAATATCTATCATCTGTAATAAAAGTTTCAATATCTACAGGAATTTCCTTGTAATCTGAGTATTTTAAAGTAGTTAGTGTCTTAGACTCACCTTTATCCTTTATTTCGTTTAAAATAGAAAGAGCGACCTTTCTTTCTTTTTCACTTAATTTTTCTAATGCTTTATTATCAATGTTCATGAAATTTTCACCAACAAAAACTAACTATTTAGTAGTTCATTTAATTTAGCAGTAGATATTTTATTTTGTTGTGGAACTTTTACAAATTTGTTTGAATTACACTTAAATTTTAATTTTTACATCTATTTTTACAAGCAAGAAAAAAGAGTGCATTTTAAGCACTCTTTCCCACATGTAGAACACTAATCTATGAAAGGAGGTAGTTCATATGAAATTAGAAATTCTTAAATCATTATTTTTAAAGGAGGAAAGTTATGAAAAAATACAACTTTGTGTAATGTGTTCTGTAAGTTCTACATGCAGTTCCTGTAACTCTGGCAACTCGTAACTAATTTTTACAGAACTAATTATTTCATCACACATTATATATTATACAACAGAAATAAAAAAAGATGTCTTTTTATGAACATCTCTTATAAAGTGTTTATTTCTTTAATGAATAAATCATTGCTTCAATTTGATTCATGATGTATTCTTTCATATCACCAAAGTTGCTTGTGATATATTCTTGAAGCTCAGGAGTCAATTGAGTAGTAATAATTTTGTATGCTCTTTCTTTGGCCTCTTTTTGAGCCTCAGCATCAAATTTACCTTTTTCTTTCAATGTTTCAACATAACTTTGAAACACTGTTTGAACAGCATTCATAATAATTTGAAACACTTCAGAAGACCATCTTGCAAGTTTCTTATCTTTAATCTTTTGATTTAAGAAACTAATTCCAGTAGCAGTGAGCCAAGTAACTAATGCTGTGAGAGCAGTTCCTAGAACACTCCATAAGATTGCATAAAATTGTTCCATGATTCTAATCCTTTCTCTATATTATTTATTCTACAAGAATTTTCTTCTTTGTTGTAGATTTTCTTTTTGTGACTGGTTTTGATTCAGGCATTGCTAAGATTCTAGTTCTTGTAGCATCCATCACACCATTTTGACCTAAATCATGATATGATTGATATGTTGATTCAAATCTTTGCTTGTCATATGCAGAGATAAATTTTTGTCTATCTGCTTTTTCAGCCATCTCTTCTAAGTCAGTTCTATTACTAACTTGAACACCTCTTTTAACTTTAATGAGTTCTTGTTCAATCAACTCAAGTTTACTAGCAATTGGTAAAACTGCTTCACCGATAATACTCTTTAATTCTGATTTGTATTCTTCATGTTTCATTTGTTCTAACTTCTTTTGTTCTTCTAATTTCTTTGCTTCTGCATCATCTTCTGCTTTATTTTTCTTTGATGCTCTATGTTTTGCTCTTTCACTAATATAGGCAGAAACACCAAAAATGCCAAAAATGGTTCCAACTAATCCAAATATTGCAACTAAGATTTGTAACCACACTGGCATTTCAATTTTCCTCTCTACCTACTAAAAATTCAGAGTATCCTTCTTCACTTAATTTAGCACTACTGATTTTCTTCTTCTTCAAAATCAATGGTCATTTGTTTATCATCATTTTGACTAAAGTCAATTAAATCATTTTTATCTTGTTCTTTTGGTTGAAATTTAAACTGGTTATCTTTATTAAATTTACCTTTTTCATCTCTTCCTTGTTGAGATGTTGTGATGACATCATCAATAGTTTCTTTATCTGTTGGAAGTATAGCATCACCATACTTATCTTCTTTATCAAAAATAGATAATTGAACTGCTCTGTTATAAGGAACACCATATACAACAGGAAAAATATAGTCAGCATAATTTCTTTGTAAGTAATCTCTACTATATCTAATGTAGTTATTAATGACTGATGCAATCTTCATCATCCAATCCATGTTAGACAACACTAAAAGAATATGCTTACAACCTGCACCTTTTGTATCATTAGGATTTGTAATCTTAGCAGGTCTTAATTCTGGTGTGCCACTATTGTATTGATTACTTGTTGCGGCATAGTTTAGACGATATTTCCAATCAGGACATGTACATGACACATAAACATCAGCATTATTAAATGACATCATAAGTGCTCTAAGAACACATTTAAAGTTGAGAACATTATTATTTCCTTTAACTTCTCTTTGTAACTCTCTCAGTATGCCTTCAAATGTAACTGTGACCATATAATCATCAGTTTCACCATGAACTTTAATTCCAAACTCTAAAATATCACCTTTGAAGAAAGCGTCCATGTTAATACTATTATATTCTTTTACAGTAGTAGAAATACTTGAGAATCTTCTTCTCTCATATCTGTTCTTACCTTTTGCTTGATTCTTAGGTGAATAATCATCGGCATTTTTAGACTTATTAATTAAGTCTTGTCTTTTTGCTTCATCTAGAATTTGTTCAGTTAATATATTTTCACACATACTTAAAACTCTTATCTCAATTAATTTAGCACAGTAATAAAAAATGTGATGATTAACATCACATCTTATTTTTAATGAAGTGTTTTAATTATGCATATTTACCAACATGAAACCTGTACTCATCACTGTAAAGAAGTTCTTTTATCAGAGAATTGCAGGACAATTTACCTGTTTTAATACTCATAGGATGTTCCATGACTCTCTTACTTAAGTCACTTGTTGTATAGTCATGTTTACTAACATACCACTCTAAGAATTCCTTAGGAGCAGTTTCAGGATTTTTAAAGTACGCTTCATAAGAGATAAATTCACCATTTTTAACTTTAACAGTATAGTTAGTATTATCTCTTTGATTGAGAACATCAACAGCACTTTGTTCATTATCAATTTTATCTGTAGGTGCAAAGACATCAACTCGTGAAATGTTCTTTTTCATCCATTTAACTAATTCATCAACATCACCAGGATAATCAGAAAGTGTGCTTTGATTTGCTCTTACTTGAACAAGTCTTAATTGCTTCATTACTTTCTTTTCATCTTGATAACCAACAACATAGGCATCTTTATATTCTTTACTGTATTTCTCAACTTTTAGTTTATCAGAATATTTATCACTAATGAATAATTTATATAAAGCAGAGACTTTATTTCTAGCATCTAATTGACCTTTAAGAAGACCTCTTTCTTTATCTGCTTTTTGTCTTTTAATAAATGCATCTTGTGCTTCTTTCTCTTCTTGTGCCTTTAAAAGCATCTTTTCTTTATTTGCAACTTCTTCTTGTTCTAAAACAACTGCAAGTTTTTCATTGAAGTCTTTAGTGCATTTAGAGATAAACTCATTTAACTCAACATCATTTGTCTTGATATTCTTAACAGGAATGAATCTAACATCTTTCTTAGCAACCAATTTAAAATAGATTTCAGGAATGTTATGATTATAAGAATTAATCTCATAATTTTCAATAGAGTATTCTTTGTTATTATAGTTGACAGTTTTATTAAGCATGTCATTAATGTTGTAAGTATTCATGTAACTACCTCTCTTACTATATATAATTATATACATTATAATATTATTTGTCAAGGACTAAAATAAAAAGAGAGATTTTTATTATCTCTCTTCATTAAAGACTCAATTAAATATAATTATTTAGATTCTTTTTTAGGTGCTTGTGCAGGTTCTTCAGAGTGAACTTTAGTTTGAATAGCCATTTCTTCTGGCAAAATCTTGACTAATGTTTCAACAAAAGGTTTCACTAATTGTTGCACAACAACAGCAACAACAGCACCATTAACAAGAATGTCGTACATGTAATCTACTTCCTTTCAAAATATATTATCAATTAAAGAATGAATTTACAATGTCATCAAATGTAATTCTCTTAACACCATTTGTATTAGTGTAAGTCATATGATAACCATTGTAATCTTTAGCGAACCCATCTCTAAGTTCAATCCATTTCTTTTCTGATTCAGCAATCTTAGCATATGCTTCTTCTTTTGTTTTAACATATGCAAGATATGCATCTTCAACTTCTTTTGCTCTAGATTTCTTTTCTTCTAAGAGTTTTGCTTTAGCATCTAATTCTAATTGATGCTTTTTTTCAGCATTCTTTAAGTCTTCAACTGTATCAAAGACTTGTTTTAATTCATGTGAGTAGAAACCATATTCTGGCTTAGTGCAATTCTCACATGTGCACTTTTCTTCTTTTTTACTCATTTTGCTTCTCCTTATAAGTTTTAATAATATTAATGTTGAGTCCTATCTCAACTTTAACATATCTGAGTCTTTAGAGAATATGTTCATTCAATTTAGCACTCTTAAATGTTGAGTGCTAATAATTACATTATTTGGCATTTATTGAAACAATAGGTTTAATAAAAGGTTTTAATAAGGTAATTTTAAATGAATTATTTTTAAGATATTATTAACATAATACCTCTATTATAGATTATACAACACAATTTATAAAAACAATAAAAAAAAATAAAAAAAAGATGCCTTTTGTGACATCTTTAATTATATTAGATTGTTTTATCTTGAAAACCAACTGCTCTATAAGTTGTGTCATAATCAAGATTTCTTGATTCTGTAATAGTTTTACGATTATTGTTAGTTCCTTTAATACCTAAGCATATATGAATGTTCTGCAAGTAGCCAACTGTCTCATCATCATTTGTAGTAATATTAAGAAATTGACAACCATTTTCAATAATAATATATTTACATTTATTAACTGTTATTGTTTGTTCACCAAAGATGTTGGAAAAGCAATTATTACCAAAGATGTTGGAAGAGCAATTATTACCAAAGATGTTGGAAGAGCAATTATTACCAAATGTGTTATTATTACAATCGTTATCAAAGTTGTTATAAAAACAATAATTACCAAAGGTGTTGGAAAAGCAATAATTATCAAAGGTGTTATTATTACAATCGTTATCAAAGATGTTGGAAAAACAATTATTACCAAAGATGTTGGAAGAGCAATTATTACCTAAGGTGTTATAAGAGCAACCACTATCAAAGTTGTTATTATTACAACCACTATCAAAGGTGTTATAAGAGCAACCACTACCAAAGTTGTTATAAAAACAATAATTACCAAAGGTGTTATAAGAGCAACCACTACCAAAGGTGTTATTATTACAATCGTTACCAAAGATGTTGGAAGAGCAACCATCACCAAAGATATTTAATGTTAATTGTAATATACCATCATCAACATCACTATAGTCTTTTATAATATTGTCATGACAAAAAACATCACTTAAAGAATCATCTGCATATTCAGCAGTATTAAATGTATATTGCCATCTATTACTTTTATAGTATTGTATATTCTTAAAGTCATAAGATAAATCATTATTTTTATCATCAACCATTCTATAAATAACACCTTTACCTACACTTCTTTCATAGTCTACAACTGTAACTTCAGTGCCACCCATATCTAATACTTCACCAATAGACACTTCTTCACTATCAGTATAGATAATGTCTGAATCTTCAATCTCATACCATACACTATTATTTTTAATGTCTGTGTTATCACTGTTTATAATATATATCCAAGCATATTGACTTGCAGTGTCTTGAGAAGAGTCTCTTACATAAAGATATTTGACACTTCCTGTATCAACTTGCATTGCCGCTCTATTATCTGCCCAAGCAAATTTAGCATCATTATCTAAAGAATATTTTAATTTATAAGCATCTAAATTAACAATCTTTTCAAAAATAATCTCTTCAGGAACTGTATCAATTGTAGCATCAACTAAATGATTTGTTAAATGCCAGCAATCTAAAAATCCATATGTTGAAGATTCAGGATTTGAATAGTATTCTTGCCATTTATCATAAGTAGTTGTTTCTTCTTTGACATGAGATAAGAAATCTTCTCTACTAAGAACAAAATCATTATCAGAAATAATTCTTTGAGTTAAGAAAGAATAGTTAGTTTTAATACCATAAACACCTGAAGCAAACTCATATTTATTCCATTTATCATAAATAACACCATCAAGAGTAAATGTACCATCATAGACATATGGTTGTTCATAGTCAGTTTCATTTTCATATTCACTACCTATTTGAGTAGAATATAAACAAGGAACATCTTCAAATTCAGCATCAACAATGTTATTTGTTAACATGTAAACACCATTACTATCACTATGAGGTGTGCCATCACTATCACATTCTTGCCACATATCATAAATAGCATTATTAAAAGTAAATGTTCCTACATATATTAAGTAGTCATCAATTGGACCACCTTCTGGGTCTAGATTAACAAGACAAGGAACTTCAATTCCTCTTTCATTCTCTATAACATCTAAATAATTAATTTCTTTGTCTTCAGAACTTGGATTTTCTACGCTATAATCATCATCATTTTGATATGCAATTTTATATTTCTCATCAATATCGCTCACAGTAATACCATCTTGAAAATGTGCACTAGCAACAACTCTTTTATAACCAATATCGCAAATTAGTTCATCTTCTGTTGAAGAATCATTTGGTCCATATGCAATCTCATTATCACATAAGATGTATTGAAATTGAACATAATCATTTTCTCTTTCAGTAATATCAAATGTACCATCATAAATATAGTAACATTCATTACCAGTCTCATTAGGGTCAGGATTTAACATTGCAGGAACAGTAATACCATCTCTATTAGGCATAGTTGTTAACTCTGTAATAACTTTTGATGTTTCATGTATGTTTTCACCAGCATACTGAGCAATTTCTCCAATATCTAAAGTATAAAAGAATTCAATATCTTCAGTAGAAGGCATTGGTGAAATCCATTCAGCACCTACAAAGTCTTGATGTTCAGGAATAACTTCTCTATGACAGAAATAGTCATCACCAGAACCATCTTCATTAATATGATAAGTAGCATATGCATCTTCAGATAAAGTAGAAATAGATGTTGCTAAAACAATTACATCAAAGTTATGTAAAGCACTTTTTGTGTCTTGTTTTTTAGTTTCAGTTCTATAGTCAGTAATTTGATAAAAAGTACCTGAATTTAATTTATTAGTGTTTCTTAAGTCAACTAATTCATCATAAGTAACTTTAATTAAATTACTGTCATTAATATAGTCTCTAATAGCAAGTAATGATTCTTTACCTAAAACTGCCATAGTAATTCTCCTTTATCTAAATTTTTTATATAGTGCATATGCTTCTTCTATTTGTTCTTTTGTAAGTATAAATGCATTATTAATTAAATATGAACTATAAATAACTTCTTCATATTTATGTTTATCATCTAATCTATCAATGAGAGATTTAATCTTGTGTAAGTCTTCAATAGTAAAACCTATTTCTTTATTAAATTCAGGAATTAAAAACTTACCTACAACCATTGCCAAGTCTGATTTAAGAGCATCAGCAATAAGTGATTCTTTATCTTTTTTTCTTAGTTGTATGTAGTCTTTACCTTGACCTCTAATAATTAATTTTTCTTTAATAGACTTATCATCTACTAACTCAACATAATCAATATCATGAGGTTTAAATCCTGGTTGACCTTTAAAGAAATATGTAGAGCCCATTAAATATCTCATTATTCAATACCTCTCAATATGTTCATTGTTTGTTCATAAGTCATTTCTGTACTTGAGACAGGTTTCCACATGTAAGAAACATCACCAAAGTCAGCAATTAATCTAGTAATAACAACTCTATTATCACATTCAATTACAACAGGCTCATCACCTGATACATCTGTATAAAAATTTAAAGAATCTAAATAAATAAAATCTAAATTAGTTGCACCTTCTTCTTGTAAAGAAACATTAATTAATTTCTCAGTTATACTACTTTCAACTAAATTATTGCTATGAATACCATAGTCATCTTCAATGTAAATACAACTTGGTTTATCATCTCTATATGCCTTAACACCAATCTTTAAAGAAGTAACAGGTAAGTCTGATATTGAGTTGAATGAAACTCTTCCAAGAGCACTACCAGAACCAAGTCTAATAGAGCCATTATTTCTAAATAATTTCTCAGCATCTAATACAGTTATAACACTTCCAGACTCTTCACCTTCTTCCTCATGTGTAGGAATCTCATAATATTTTTTAAACTCATTTCCTACTTCATTCATAAATGCTTGATATGTTCTACCTTGATTGCCATAAACAATCTCAGAAGTGCCTGAAACATTGAAAATGAATTCTTTATGAACACCATCACCTGTCTTAACACATTGATATAATACTTCATTATATCTATAAATCTTATTTAATAATTGTTCACTTGGTTGAGGAAGTCTACTAACTACCTGATAAATTTGAATATCGCCAATCTTACTATTTGTTAAAGTAATATCATCAGCATTCTTTTTAATTGATTTTTCATCTGCTATAAATCTTGCTGTAGACTCTACAATGTGAGAATCTAAATTATCTTGAACTTCTTCAACATCTTCTGTTCTTGCAAGTTCTTTTTTCTCAAATGTAGAGTATGGATTACCATCAACTTTAAAAGCAGTTAGAACAACTCTTTTATTTTGACCACCAGAAGAGATTGTATGATTACCTGCACTTAAAGTAACTGTAACAGGTGTATCATCATCTTCAAATTGATATGTTGTTGCACCATCAATAATAAACTCAGCATTAGTGTCATAGTTTTTCACGCCAGTTTGAGCATTATAACTAAAATATTTATAAATAACAACATCACATTCTTGTAAAACATTTAACTCAATAGTTCCAACATTTTTAGTACCAATTCTAATTCCATTAAAAGGAACATCCATTGCACTATAATATAAAGAATAGACATTTGCTAAATTGCTAACATTGATATATGTGCTTAATTCACTAGAGAATTGAGACATAAATGTTTGAGAATTTAATTGTGTGTTATTACTTGTTGTTGTTTTCTCAAGAGAGACTTCACCACCTGAATGGTCTTCTTTAACAACTTCAACAATATGAGAAGAAATAGGATTATCTGTCTCTTCATCTACTTCAATATATCTATATAGTCCTTTTTCATTTTCAGGTGTTTCATTTTTACTAATATAAGTCATTGTATAAGGACTATAATTTGCATCAACTAAAAATTCAGACAATGTTGTATTTGCATTAACTGTTGAACTATAAACACCTTCATGATTTTGCAGTGATAATATTCTTTTATTTATTCCTACAGTTTTAACATTGTTTGAAACAAAGAATGAATCTATATTATATTGCAATACACTAAAGTCATCAGGAATTTCAGCAACAGTTGTTTCATCACTAACAGGAATTATTTCTAATCCACCACCAATTTCAATGTACTCACTGCCAGACCATCTATATGTATGACCAGTATCTATTGCAACATAAATAACACCTGATTCACCTTCTTCAGGAAAATCATCAAATGTAGGAAATTCTAAAACATCATCAACATAACTAGGAAGTTCTGATGCAGGAACTTTACCATTAACTAAATTTGCTTTAGTGTTTAAATCCTCTTTAGTGGCGCAGTTCTTTATAACTTCTTCTGTATTTACATTGACAGAGATTTTTCTTGTGCCATTATTAACGACTGTTTCAGCAGTATCTGTTGTTACACCTGTATATTCAACAAACTTGAGAGGAACATTAACACTGCCTGAAATATTAGTTTTTTTACCTGCGATAATATTTTTCTTACCTGTAATATAACCAGTTGCCATAAGTATCCTCTATTCAGAAATAATAAATTTAGTTTTAGGAATAATAGTATCAACTATCGTATTTAATTTTTCAGGATCCTCAGTTTCTTCTTTTCTTACAAGTTTGACCATATAATAATAAGTGCCTGGTAAAAGATATTCAGTTTGTTCAGAATCAAAGTTCATATCAACATTATCATCTTCATCTAAATCTTCAACAGTAAATTCTCTTCTTATTAATGCATGTTCAAAAGGTTGATTTGGTTCCATAAGTGCAAAATACACTCTATCATTAGGTTGTAATACATATTGAGCAGGTTCAATACAAGTACCAACATTGATAAATACATTAAGTGAAAATGAATCACCTCTATTTATTTTTATAATGTCATTATTAGTAATTTCAAACATAAAAAATATTCCTTAAATTAATTCATTTAATTTAGCAAAGAAAAAGAGAACTCTATATTGTTCTCTTATCTTGTCTATTCACTATATCTTTTATAAGCACTGCTGAAGTACTCCATATGTCTTAACAATTTTCTATTTAGACTTCTATCTAATTCATCTGATAATTCAAAGTCAATTGGATAAATTGTATATTTAAAGAATTCTTTTAAATACTTTTCTTGTAGTTCACTTCCTGTTTT